AACCATTAATATATTACTCATTATTAAAATATGGTTTTAGCGGTCATAGTTTTGATGTTATATACGAAGGTGAACATTCGTTAAATGAAATAAATGAAATTGAAATCAATTATATAAATGAATATAATTCTTTTCATGGTAATAATGAAAACGGAATGAATTTAACATTAGGTGGTGATGGTGGTTTTGGTGTTATTTATTCAGAGGAACGTAAACAAAAAATAAGAGAAGCGAATAAAAATAGAGTTTATAACCCACATTCAGAAGAAACAAAAAAATTAATTTCTGAAAATAGAAAAAAAACTGGTAAAACTTTAGCTCACCAGAAAGCTATTGATAACCTTAGAGGTAAAAAAATAATTAAATCTGAAGAATGGGTTAAAAATAATGCTGAAAGTATTAAAAAACCTATTTTACAATACGATTTAAATAACAATTTTATTAAAGAATGGAAAAGTGCACAAGATGTTGAGAATGAACTTGGGTTGTCTAGAAAAAACATTAGTGCAAATTTAAGAAATAAAACAAAACACGCTTATAAATACATTTGGAAATATAAAAACTAATATTATGGAAAAAAAAATAACTAGACTAGCTGTTTTCGATTTTGACGGCACTTTATTAATGACACCTCTTCCAGAATTTGGTAAAAAAGAATACCAAGAAAAAACTGGAAAGGTTTGGCCTTTCCCTGGATGGTGGGGACAACCTTTCAGCTTAGATATGGATATCTTTGATATGCCAACGGTGCCAATGGTTACTTCAGCATATAAGAAAGAGAAAGTTAACGCAAACACATGTATGGTTATGTTGACTGGTCGAATAGTGAAGCTAGGTGACTTGGTAAAGAAAATCTTAGACGCAAAAGGGTTAATATTCGATGAGTACCATTTCAACAGAGGTGGTAGTACTGATGTTGCTAAAATAAAAACAATGGAATCATTGTTAGAAAAATATGCTAACGTAAATGAATTAGAAGCTTGGGATGACCGTAAGGAGCATATCCCAATATTTCAAGAATTTGGTGATAAGTTGGTTAAAGCTGGTCGATTAACGAGTTTTAAAATTAATTTAGTTCCAGCACATAGACATTAATAAAAAGAGATTAATATTGGTCTCTTTTTATATTTCTATTAGTATAACTACAAAGTGGTTGTAGATTGGTGTAGTGATTAAGTTTAATAACGTCTTCTTCACACATTGCTGAACTAAGTGGTAGTATATGGTCAATATCCCAAGCAGTATTAATTTCTTTGGGTACCCCATTCCAATTACCACGATTTTCCCAATTCATCCATTGTTCAAACTTAGATTCGATATGGGTTTTAAATTCTTCATAAGAACACCCAAGTATTTCATACGACCTATATTTTTTATAAAAACCTTTTTTCTTTAAACTTTGATTTATTGATGCGGAAACATATCTCTTTAGTTTATAAAGAATATCAGTACTCATCATTTTCTTTACATAATCATATTTAGCTTTTTTATGTTTTTCTGGGTTTTCTAACCCCCATAATTTCTTTTTTAAATTTAATTTTTCTTTATTTTTAATAGCATATTCTTTATCTTTTTTTTTCTTTTTTTCTTTATCTAATTTTTCGTATTTATTTTTATTAATAATTAAACGTTCTTCGTCACTTAAAGCATTATATCTAGCTTTTTGTTGTTTTGATATTCTTAATTTATTTTTTTTACGATATTCCATATCGTAAAGTCTTTTAGCTTCTTTTTTTTCTTCTAGTGTCATAATTTATATTTATTATAAATATCCACATATTTTTAAAAAGACGATAGAATTGAACATTATTATTTGGATATATAAAAAATTAATAGTACCTTTGTAATATGAAAGAATATATTTTATGTGCGGCAAACCATTATGATGATGGTAAAGAGATGACTCATGGCCCAAAAAACATTGAGTCTGGATTTGTAATTTGTGGTAGAAGACACCACAACTGTATTAGCATGTTTGCTAAGATGGTTGGTTTTCCATATGATGAAAATGCACATGCTTTGAAGCGAACTGAAAGACAAGGGTTCTTAACCAATACTGATAGATTTGTTGAACGTGAAGAAGCGGCACAAATCGCTTTTGAGGCTGGGCAAATAACACAACACAAAATAGTGTTGTTCTCTGAAGACTTATATTAATGATAGACAAAAAAATCATAGATAAACTAATTGAACGTGATGGAAAATACGATTTCATCAAATTGATTCAGTTTATGGTGGGTTCTGAATTTGTTTATAAAGATAGAAAACTTAGAGGACCTTTGGCCATTGCTACACTTAATGGTGTATTGTTGGATATGTCGGTGATTAATAGATACCATGACAAGTTGGTTTACTTCATATTGCTTCACGAAACTGCACACATGAAACGTATTAGTAGAATGGGTAAAGACTTGATGTTAGCTAATTTATCAATAGAAGACTTTAATGAATTCACAGCACATATCTTTGAAGAAGAAATTTTTGCAGACAGATACGCATGTAGATTGTTTTACCACTTCAACAAGGAAATCTACCCATGGTATGAAACACAACAATTAAACCTAAAATATAAACAAGAACAGTATGGGCCAATGGCTAGAATGTATTACGGGAAAATACAAAATAACGAAGAAAAGTACAATGAGATGATTAATGATTTCATTGTCGATTAATAAAAAAGAATGATTAAAATAAACGATATATTAGAAGGAAGACTAAGCATGAACATTTTTCACCCCACCTTTACTTAAATTATCTTTACACCACATTGGTTTAATGTTTTTATAATTAACAGCTATTAAAAATTCTTCCCTATTAGATAAATTAAACGATGATAATGGTTTTACATGGTCTAAATGCCAAGTATCACGACCCCAAGTATCCCAAGACATTTTATCTTCAAATTTTAATTCAATATAGTTTTTAAAATATTCAATACTACAACCTAAATCACTTACTGCTGAACCAGATTTATATTCGTTTTTAATAGCTGACCAAAGTCTAGTTCTTAAATTACAGGTTATTTTATAATTAATATCAGTTTGTTTTTTATTTTTTCTATATTGGTTTATATTATTTTTATTATCTAAACGATATTGTTTTAATTTATCAACATTATTTAGCCGATATATTTTACCTTTTTTAGCTTGACAAATTTTACAATCTGCTCTATACCCATCATTACTTTTTTTATTTTTATTAAATTCACAAATAGCTTTATCATCATTACAAACACTACAAATTTTATTATGTATTAAAACATAGGTTTCTGGATTTAATAATCTATCTTTATTAATATTATAAAATTTTTTTCTTTTTATTGAAATTTCATTAAAATTATTTAATGTGTAATTTTTACTATATTCACATTTACATTTTTTACATATATTATTTAAACCGTCTCTATTATCTTTAGCTACACTAAAATTAGATATTGGTTTATCTATTGAACATTTTTTACATACTTTAGTTTCCATTTTTAATAATTATTTTATTTTCTACATCTAATCTAATTAAATATTTTATTCTGGCTGATATTTTCATATGGTTATCATCACATTTTTTTGTAAATTCTGTTTTTAATTCCCCATCAATATTTAGAAGAATTCGTTTGTCTTGTTTTTTCATAATATATAGTTTCTATATATAAATATAAGTAATTTTTAAAAAAAAACAAATTTATATGAAAAAAAAATTGTTTATTGAAATATTAATATGTATATTTGTAAAAAAATAATAATGATAGAAAAAAAAATAAATAGAATTAATGTTGGTGACATACTAGAAGGGCGAATCTCAATGACTCAAAGTGGGTCCGCATATTTGGTGAGTGAGAATTTACCAAAAGACATTTATGTTCATAAAACCAACACTAACCATGCGTTGCATTTGGATAAGGTAAAAATTGAGGTAATGGTTGGTCAAGGTCGTGCACTTGAAGGTAAAGTAATTGAGGTAGTTGAGCGTTTTAGAACAGAGTTTGTTGGTGTAATCCAAATAAGCGCTAAATTTGCTTTCTTTGTTCCAGATAGCAACAAACTACCAATTGACTTTTTTATTCCATTAAACAAGACAATGGGTGCTACAGAAGGCCAAAAAGTAATTGCAAGTATAACTGAATGGAAAGAAGGTGCTAAAAACCCTAACGGTGAAGTTATCAGAATTCTAGGTAATGCTGGTGAACACGAAACTGAGATACATAGTATTTTAGAAGAATATGGTTTACCTTACTATTTCGAAACAGATGTAATTATGGAGGCCAATTTGATTTCTACAGAAATTACACAAGAAGAAATTGATAAACGTAGAGATATGCGTGATGTACTTACCTTCACAATTGACCCAGCTGATGCCAAAGACTTTGACGATGCGTTGAGCGTGGAATGGCTTGATGGTGAGTTGTATGTTGGCGTTCATATTGCCGATGTATCACATTACTTACGTCCAGATAGCGAATTAGATAAAGAAGCTTTTGCCAGAGGTACAAGTGTTTACTTAGTTGATAGATGTGTCCCTATGCTTCCAGAGAACCTATCTAATGGGTTATGTTCGTTAAGACCTAATGAAGATAAATTATGTTTTTCTGCTGTCTTTAAGTTAGACCACAATGGTCATGTGTTAGAAGAATGGTTCGGTAGAACCGTAATTAACTCTGACCACAGATTTAGCTACGAAGAAGCGCAAGCTATCATTGAATTGGGTAGGTTACCTAAAGACGATGTTGAGGGTAGAACCAAAATACTATTGGAAGACACTGGTTTAAGGTTATTAGGTTGGGACCCAGCTAGAAAACTAGCCGATGCTGTATTGGCGTTGAACAAGATAGCTAAAAAGATGCGTAAAGTTCGTTTGATAAAAGGTTCTTTATCATTTGATAAACAAGAGGTCAAATTCAAATTGGATGAGAATAGTAAACCAACTGGGATTATATTCAAGGTTGCCAAAGACTCAAACAAACTTATTGAAGAATACATGTTGTTAGCGAATAAACACGTAGCTCAGTTCATCAACACGAAAGGTTTACCCAACGTGAATAGAGCACACGATAAACCTAACGAAGAAAAGTTAGCAGCGTTAAAAGACTTTATTGTTCAGTTTGGTTACGATATTAAAATCGATACCCCAGAAGAAACAACAAAATCCCTTAACAAATTGTTAATAGATATACGTGGTACTGCTGAAGAAGATATGGTTAATAACTTAGTTGTCAGAACAATGCAAAAAGCAAACTATACAACAAAAAACATTGGTCACTATGGTTTAGGTTTTGCTAACTATTCACACTTTACTAGTCCAATCAGACGTTACAGTGATGTAATCGTTCATAGATTGTTAGCTTTGTATTTGGATGAGAACAAGAAAACAACACCTAAGTTAGAGAAGTTAGAAACTAGATGTATTCATTTATCTGAAAGAGAAAAGAAAGCACAGAAAGCTGAACGTGACTCAATCAAATACATGTATTGTGTTTATTTAAACGATAAAGTAGGTACTGTAAATAAAGGTATAATCACATCATTAACTGAATACGGAATATACGTTGAATTAATTGATTCCAAAGCCGAAGGACTTATTAAGTTATCTGAAATTTCTGGTGATACATATCAAGTTGATATGAGTAACTATTGTGTTAAAGGGTATAACACAGGTGATAAGATTCGTTTGGGTGATATGGTTCACGTTGTAGTTTCTAGTGTAGATATCGATAAAAAGAATATTAATTTAACAATAATTCGATTATAGTATTGATTTATATACAAAAAAAATTACATTGGTAAAAATTTAATAACATGACTGATGAAAAATTAATAACCGATTTCTTAGAAAAAAACTACAGAGTAATTACTGATTACGTTTATTTTAAAGTGGTTGAAAAAGATAATTATACCAGTACCACACCGAATGAATTTTTGGTTACTTTTAAGACTATCTTTGGCTATTTTATAACCATCGATAACGAAACTAGTGTTGAATTATTCCATAAATGGTTTGGTTTTCATAAGCGTATATTAACAAAAAAACTTACAGAGTATTTAGAGACATTAGATATGTCTGAGGGTAGTGTTAAACTACTTTTTAAAGCTGTTAATAGATTTAGTCATGGGAATGATAAAGATTTATATAATGGTGAGTTCATCGAGAACTATTTCAATGATTACTACAAAGAAACAGTGATTGACTCACAATTGAAAAAAATATTAAAAAGTTTTCATGTTGAAGCTGGTAGTCAAGCTTTAGTAGAAACAATCTCTGAGAAACTTACTTTTGAAACACCAAAAATTTATCAATATGCTTTGGACCATTTAAACGAGTGGTACGCCAATACTGTTATTGGTGATAAGATGAAAGACTTTTTAACTCAATTAGTTATCACTTTAGGTTCTAGAAATTGGGTTGTTACTTGGATTGGTCATGG